GAGCCGATGAACCGTCGGGGGACTGGTATCCATGAACGTTTGTCCGCAGTGCACTCACTGCACGGCACAGTGGTGCAAGGCCGTGGTTCGCGACGAGACTCCATCGGAGCGAGTCGAACGCCTCCATCCTCATCTCAGGATGGAGTTCATCCTCTACCCGAAGCCTGGGGCACTATCCGAGATTCTGTCAGCCAACCAAACGAGGACAAAGCGATGACGGCACCCATGACCATCAGCACCCGGCGAGCGTTCCAGTCGCCACCGCGCCGCGCAATCGTGCGCGCGGATCAGAACCTACATCTGCTCCGGGAGCTCGTGATCGAAAGACCAGGAATCTCATTGCAGGACGCTGCGAAAGCGCTAGCAGATGATCGACGTTGCACGTGGCGCAATCATGCTGCAGCCCTCAAGTCATCGAGCCAGTCAGGTGCATTCAGGCGCGCACGACTCGTGTGCCGACTCGACGGACGGATCCAGCGACTCTGGACCTGGGAACAGGTCTCACTAACAGGAGAAAAATCATGATCGAAACCATCAACACAAATGCCCCCATGGTCCAGTGGCTCGTCATCGAGCTGGTCATCGTCGCCATCGCTACGCTCGTAGCAAGGAAGCTCATGCCATCGAGCTGGTCCAAGGTCTGGATGCCCGACGAGGAAATGGCGCGCATCCGAGTGGATCGTGCTGTTCCGTGGGACCCGGAGTCAGTACGCGTCGTCGGAATGCCAACGGAGCCGTGCCCTGAGGACGACGAGGTCACGATCGACGTGTCGATCCCGACTCCTCCAAGTCTACCGTCCGACTGGGAGGCGACGTCTGGCGTGAGAACTGTCGGGCAAGAGCAGTCGCACCCGTGGGCCGTGGGAGACGAACCATGACCCGCATCACCGTCCAATACCTCCGCCAGCGCGGAGCGTGCTGCTCGGAGCCCGGCAATCGCTACTCGGACGAGGCGCTCGCTCCCCTCGGACCTCCTGAGGGTCTGACGCCGCTCGAGGTGTGCGACCTATCGGTAATCCCTGCCGAGGATCGCCTATGGGTCATCCTGCACGAGGACTGGATCCATGCTGCTGAGCTCAGGCTGCTGGCGTGCTGGTGGGCACGTGGCGCGCTCGCCCTTGGCGGAACTCCGGAGCCGCGGAGTGTCGCCGCGGTCGAAACAGCGGAGAGATTCGCGATCGGGCGGGCCACACCCGAGGAGCTGGACGCAGCCTGGGCCGCAGCCAGGGACGCAGCCAGGGACGCAGCCTGGGCAGCAGCCTGGGCAGCAGCCAGGGACGCAGCCAGGGACGCAGCCTGGGCAGCAGCCAGGGCCGCAGCCAGGGCCGCAGCCAGGGACGCAGCCAGGGACGCAGCCAGGGACGCAGCCAGGGACGCAGCCTGGGACGCAGCCAGGGACGCAGCCAGGGCCGCAGCCAGGGACGCAGCCAGGGACGCAGCCTGGGACGCAGCCAGGGACGCACAACGCGCCGACGTGCGTCGGGTGCTCACGGGAGAGTGGACGTCGGAGAATTACCAGGAGTGGAGGCCATGAGCACAGCGGAACTTCCCAATTCATGGGTTGTCGAGCAAGAGACGGCCGAGCAATTTCTGGATCGTCTCCAGCAGGCCTACGACGAGACCGACGAAGCCGCAAGAGAGCCGTCATGCGGAGTTCTAGGAGGTCGTCCAGATTGCACGCGCGTGACGATCACGGATGCAGGACGTCACGCACTTGAGAGGTGCCGGTGATAGCGAGCGCTGCTGCGATTCTGCGGCGCATCCACGTGGCCGTGTGGAGCCGCTGGATCGGAGTCGGAATCGAAGGCCCAGTTCCGGCGGATGGCCCGCACCGTGGCCGCTACTTCGTAGGAACGCTGAAGCTCGGGTTCGCTGAGGTCTACATGACGAGCCCAGGACTGGAGCGCTGGAGCAGGGAGGCAGGATGATGACGAACAAATTTGTAGCTAGGACGTCGGGATATCGAAGAAAGGATCTGAAGCTCAGACTGCTGCGTGAGCTCCTGCAGGAAACTGGTCCGCTGCATCCTCGGCGCGTCTGCGAAGAGATGCGGATCCGGTACGGAACAAAGCTGTCATGGTCGAATCAGAACGCGCTCTACGTACTCGCGATGGCCGGTGGGTTTGCTGGATCCGGCGTCAGGTACGTGTTCAGCTGCGGTCCTGGATCGAGACAGCCGGCGCGACTCGAGGTGATTGGTTTCAACCATGAATGACATAAAAACTCGGTACGCTCGTCTTCAGGACTCCGCCGACATCGCGATGGCAGAGGAGCGTGAGCAAGAGGCCAGGCTGCTCAGGGCACGGGTGAAGACACGGCGCGCGCAGCTGGCGATTACCCGCCTCGTAAACGAGGCGATGGATGACCGGTACGGAACGCAGGCTCCGGACAAGCCGAAGGGAGCGAACTGATGTGCGCGAGGGATCCAAGACTCGTGACCCTGCTCTGCTACTCAGACGCATGCGATTGCCTTAGGGAGCACATCGACCGTCACCGTGCCAGGATGTCGAAGGAGGGGCCGACAGACTACCTAGTCGACGAACTTCTGCGCACCGATCGCCTAGAGGCGGAGGACTACGGGGACGACAGCCGGACAGCTATCATCGCCCGCGCCTGGAACTGCTGCCCGGCTTGGGTACGACGGGCGCTCGTCATCCAGTACCTGGCGCCGGACACTGTTGTGATCCCAGTGCACGTCGTCGCGGACGCACATGCGGTTTGGCGGCAATCCGTCTATGCCGTCGGGGCCAGAGCGCTGCGGGATCGAATGGGTAGGCTGGTGGCGGTCGAGCAAAGGAGCGAGTAACATGACGACTAACGGATACGCCCGGGAGGTAGAGCTCAATCTGGCCCGCAAGCAGATCCGTAAGTCAGGCCGCATCGATGCTCGCGGAGTATGTACCGCGAAGGCCTGCGGAGGAACGGGCAGAGTCTGGCGCGACGGACTCGACCGAAGGAAGAAGTTGGACGTCATGGAGAACAAGCGGGCCCAGGTAAGAACGTCACGGTGCCCCGATGAGCCCGGAGCAGCCCCAGGCGTCGACTGGGAGCGATTCTCGCTCCGCGCAGGACGATGGATCCCGTGTCCACAGTGCCGAGGCAACCACGCTCTCGGTGGAGGACTGCTCGACCAGGACTGCGGACCCGATGACGACCGGTGTCTATGGCTGACCTGGCGCCGACGGCGGAATCGAAAACGCTCCGCGACGTCCAGCCCAACCACCGAGCAGGCAGCTTCGCTCATCACCGAGGAATCGGAGCTTGAGCGCAAACCAGCCGAAGCCCCAACCTCTACATGGCCCGGAATGATCCGGGACAAACCCACCGACCCACCGCCATCCCCAGACCCACCGAACCACCAGGAGGCCGCATGAGCACCGCCACCATGACGATCCCGATGAGCTTCGCCTGCGCATCCGTCGCGATGGGCTGGAACATCGTGCGGGGACGTCGCATCTCAGCCGAGGCCGCCGGGAAACGGCTGAGGCGGTACGTCGAGGCTCGGGTAGCAGCGGGAGCTCCAGACCCGACGTACCAGGCCGGGACTGGGCGTCTGCTGACCCTGCGGCGGCTCCTCGCGGCTCTGCCCGAGCTGGACCCGCACGCGCCGGACCCGCTGAGCCTCGATCCGCAGGAGGCCGTGAACCCGCAGAGGCTCATGGCGGCCATGCGGGCAGTTGCCGACGAGGCGATCGAGGAGGCGATTGGGAAGCGGCCGACCGGAACCCAAAACGAGCCATCCCGAAACCGAACCTCAAAAAAAACTTTCCAGCCGGATTGACGCTCAATCATGCGGCCGGTCGCGTCTGAAACGTCTGGAGATGTCCGCCGATGTCCTGCCGGTCGCTCTTAGGGGAGAGGGGCTGCTGAGGAGACATTCTGATGGCTCCGAAGCTGGGGAGTAGGGACGGAGCGAGTCTGCGAGCGACCTTCTGCCCCTCTCCGGATCCACCTGACAGCTTTAGGCTAGGCCCTCGCAATCCGGCGATGACCGGCGGCCTGTACCCGCCGGGGACTGGGTCGGCACCAGTCGAGGGCTCCAACGCCATGACCCGCGACAAGCGCAACGACCGGGCCGCTCGGATGGTTGTCGAGGCGGCTGTCGCTGGCGACAAGGCGACATGCGCCAAATACCGCGTGAGTCTCCGGACTCTCCAGAGGTACCGGCGACAGATCGAAAACCCGACAGACCCGGAGCTTGTCGCCGCTGTCGCGGCCAAGAAAGAGCTGGCCGACCGGGAGTGGATTGCTGACGTTCCAGGGCTTCTGGTCGCGGCTGTCGAATTCCTGCGACGTGCAGCTGTCGACGGTGACCCGAAGGACCCGCAGATGGTGCACTCGGTGGCTGGGGCCATGAAGCTCGCTGCCGAGACTTCCCTACATTGGCAGGTGCTCGGTGCTCGACTTCGTCGCGAAGCTGGACAGGGACCTACGCCAGCTCGACAAGATCCTCCCGCAGGGGTCATCCCAATCAGGCCACGGGCAGCTGCCGCCGAGTGAGTGTCAGGTAGACCTCACGATTGAGGACATTCTGACCGGGTACGACTACGGCCAGATACCTGCGAGCCCACTGCAGCGAGCCATCTGCAGGGCTGCCCAGGGGCTCGAGCTGGGAGCCCTGCTCACTCCCGCTGAGAGCCGGAAGTACTTTGGCACTGAGACGCTCCCTCTGGCGCCTCCGCAGCTCATCGAGCTGGTGTGCGGGGTGCGCGGCGGGAAGAGCTGGCTGGCTACCTGCGCTGCCATCCACGCTGCACTCACGGCAGACCTGTCCAGCCGGCAGCTTATCGAACTCCCGCGCTACCCAATCATTGCCCCGAAGGTCGACGCAGCCGACGCGACATTCACGATTTTGAGCGGAATCGTCGAGCGTTCGCCTGTACTCTCACAGCTGCTCGACGGCGACCCAACCGCGGATACGTTGGTGGTGCGGCGTCCCGATGGCTATCGGGTAGAGCTAACGGTTGTAGCGGCGAGTCGTGGCGGGGTGACAGTCCGGAATCGCTGGCTCGTCGGATTCATCCTCGAAGAGGTGGCTCAGTTCGGCGTCGAGTCGACCGGTGCTGTCATAAACGCCGAGGAGATTCTCAGGGCAGCCCAAACGAGGCTTCTTCCGGGATGTCAAGGGTGGCTCATCTCGAGCCCGTATGGCCCGCAAGGGCTCCTGTACGAGCTCTGGCGCAAGCACTTTGGGAAGCCTGGACAGGTACTAGTAGTCAACGCCCCGACGCGGGCGCTCAACCCCAGTATCCCGCAGTCACTCATCGACCTAGTAGCCGAGTCCGACCCGGATGCGGCGGCTCGCGAGTATGGAGCCGAGTGGGTCGATGCGGACACAGCATTCCTGCCAAGCCTGCTCATCGACAAGCTGACACGTGCAGCCCCGGTATCCAGACTGGCAAAGCCTGGTTCAGCTGTTGCGGCGGCGATGGATGCCGGCACTAGGGGCAACGCCTGGACGTTCATCGTTGCAGGCAAGGAGAAGCTACAGGACGGCGAGCGCGTGGCGCTCCTTGACGCCTGGGAGTCCATCGGCTCGAGCAAGAAACCGCTTAGCCCGAGCGTGGTGCTCGCCGAGGCCGCCCCAAGGCTTCTGACACACGGGGTTAAAAAGGTCTTTTGCGACGGCTGGTCATTCGATGCCAACCAGGACCATGCAAAGGTGGTCGGCCTCGAACTGGTCGAGTGCACGAATGCTGACGCGGACGCTGGTTATGCGCGCATCAAGGCACTTCTCGGGTCAGGAGACTTCGAGGTTGCTCCTGTCGACAATCTGGTGACCGACCTGAAGGCAATCCGCCAGCGCGGCACGGCGGGCAGCGTGAAGATCGTCCTTCCGAAGCAACAGAACGGAAGGCATTGTGACTTTGCGCCAGCCGCGGCGCTGGCGGTGAATGGCCTGGGCAACCCGAAGCGAATCGTAGTCAGCGATGGATCGATCGCGCACGCAGGGCAACGGCCGAGATAGGGCATCCAATTGGCAGCACGAAAGCGCGCAGTCAAAGACGACCAGGTCTACGCGCAGCCGAGCACGCGCATCGCCACCCGGTGGACCCCAGCGCTCATCCGGGCTGCTGAGCTTTCCGCGGATGGGGGATCTCTTCGGGCTGCCGCCGATTGTTTCGACTGGGTCCTAACGGACGAACGCTGTCGAGGCGTTTTCGAAACGCGCGTCGGGTCGCTCCTCGGGGCTCCCATCGAATTCGAGGACGGCGCCAAGCGAGCACGCATCGCCAAGCGAGTGCTCCGTGCCCTCGAGGCCCAGGAGGACTGGTGGGACATGCTCCCCGAGGCCTCGCTTCTGATGCTGATGGTCTGGGGCCTCGGGCTCGGTGTGGGACTCGGGGAGCTCTTCCCCTGGTCGGACAAGAACAGCCGAATCGTCCCGACCCTGCGATGGTGGCACCCGCGGTGGCTGCGCTACGACTACTCGATCGCCAGGTGGATGCTCACGGTCGGTGGGAATGGTGGCGGGCCCACTTCCGAGATCCAGATTGAGCCAGGAGATCGACGATGGGTGCTCTACTGCCCATTTGGCAACGAGGCTCCCTGGCGATTCGGGCTCTGGCGCGGGGTCAGTCGGTTTCGGCTACTCAAGTCGCTGGCCATCGACGATTGGGGTCGGCACTCGGAGACGGCTGCACGCATCTTCATCGAGGGCTTATCGGCTGAGGTCGAGATCAGCAAGCAGGTCCGCAAGGAACTGGCGGACGACATCGAGAACGCTGGCTCGGGCCAGATCGTGGCCCTGCCTGGTGGCGTGACGGCGAAGCTCATTGAGCTTACGGCGAACACCAGGGACATCTACCAGGCCCAGATCGACTGCGCGAACCTCGCCTACGCCGTTGGCGTGCTCGGTCAGAACATGACGACCGAGATTCGAGGCGGGAGCTTCGCTGCGTCTCAGACCTCAAGCGAGGTCGAGGCGCGTCGCATCCGGTACGACGCGGAGGTCGGGTCCACCATCCTCCACGACCAGGTGCTGGTGCCGTGGTCGGAGGTCAACTTCGGGTCAGCCGAGCTCGCCCCGTGGCCACGATGGATGGTCGAGCCGCCCAAGGACACGGTGAAGTGGGCGAGCACGCTGTCACAGGCCATACCGCCGCTGCTAGCGCTCGAGAAGCGGTTTACAGATGCTGGGCTGCCCAGCCCGGTTGATTGGGAGGTTGAGTTCAAAGAGCTCGGCATCCCGGTCGTCGAGGGCTACAAGTTCAAGGCCGCGCTCGAGGAACCCGAGCCCCCTGCACCGCCGCCCGGGAATCCTACCCCGCCTCCTGCGGAGGAGGACGAGCAGCGGGGGAAGCCTCCACCGCCTGAGCCCTCCAAGAACGGAGCGCCGCGCCCAAAAGCGCTGATTGAGCTGGTCGGCTCCACCGAAATAGACCTTCGCGCTGCAAGCGAGTCCGACGCCGACCGGCACGGGGTAAGCGTCCAGGACTGGACCGACACCGTCAACCGAGAGGCGGCGCAGGAGGCAACCGAAGTCCTCCGTGAGGACGTTGCCCAGCTGCTCGAGGATATCCGTAGAGCAGGCACCTGGACAATCCTCCGGGACAACCTGATTCGACGCCTCGGCAGAATGGACGCGGCGGAGCTCGCCAAGACGCTGCACGAGCCCCTGACGCTGCTCCAGATCGCCGGGAGAGCCAGCGAACTCGAGGCCATCGAGCAGGTGGCGAACTGGCCAAAGATCGGCAAGGAAGCCGGTCGCTGGCAGAAGGCAATCGACCTACTCCGCAGGAAGACCAACCTTACCAGAGCGGACTTCGACCTGCTCGATGCGGCTGCGAGGACGCGAGCCTTCACGGTAGCCAACGTCACGAACCTGGACCTCATCAGCGAGATCCACGACAGCCTGGTCAAAGCCGAGCAGGAGCAGAAGCGCTTCGAGGAGTGGCGCGACCAGCAGCGGGACAAGCTGGCTGAGGCCTGGGAGCTCGGAGGTGGGCCACGGACGCCAGACCACATAGCGTGGCGTCTCGAGACCATCTGGCGCACGAATACCCAGGCGGCGCTGAACGCCGGTAGGTACGCGCAGCAGGTAGACCCAGATATCCTTGCCCTCCGGCCATACTGGTATCTGGTAGTGGTGGACGACGAGCGGACCAGTGACATCTGCCGCGAGTTCGTCAGCCCCAAGGTGATCCTGCCAGCAAGCGACCCGTTCTGGTCGACGCACTATCCTCCGCTGCATTACGCATGCAGGGACAGAGTCACGACGCTGGATGCCGAGCAGGCACGCGCGAAGGGCGTGCTGGTGGCACCACCCAGCGCCGAGGCCCAAAAGGGGTTCGGCGCTGCGCCCGGCGTTCGGCTTCCCGAGTGGGAGCCAGACCTATCCGGGCGCGACCCCGAGCTAGCCAAGGTGACCCGAGAGAAGCTCGCGGACGTGCCGAAGCCACCTCCTGCCGATCCACTCACCCGGAAGCTGCCGGCGAAGTACGACCCAGAACACTGGCTCGCGCACTACCGGGACGAGCGCAGGTACGACGAAGACGCCGCCCGGGCACTGGCCCACGGCAGGGTTGCCCTCGAGCGCGGGCTCGACATGCAGCCAGCCGAGGTGGCCGAGCGGCTGAGGATGCTGGGGCCTCGGTTCGAGGCTCGTGCAGACCTTCTGGACAGGCTCGGGAAGGAGAGACCCGGCCTCACCGTAAGACAACTGAAGTTGCTGGCCTCGCCAGAACATGATGCCGTGCGTGCATCGGCAGCGGTAGCCGGACATTGCGCAAGGGTCAGGCCGGGTGATCCTTTGGGACTAACGGTCGAGAACCCAGATGGCAGATGGCCAGGCGATCCTCGCAGGGCGGCCTCAGATGCTGAGGCGTTCCTAGTCCGCATGGCCGACCGCTCCATCGATGCGCCGCGTGGTTGGCATGCAGAACTTGGATGGCTCCGTGGGGAGATGCGCGGTCCGCAGCGGATGGTCCGGTCGTCGCCGGCCAACGGAGAGCTCGAGCACGAGCTGGCCCACGCCTTCGAGTACCTCAATCCACGCGTCCACCGCGCCTGCGTGGCGTTCCTGCGTGCCAGGACCAGAGGCGAGGCATTGCGGAACCTCGCCGAGTTCGACGCGGCGTACCGCGACAGCGAGATGACACGGCCCGATAAGTTCTTCGATCCTTATGTCGGGAAGGACTACCGGGAGGAGCACACGGAGGTGCTGTCAATGGCGATGCAGTGGGTGATTACCGGCGATGCGGCACAATTGCTGGTCGACGACCCGGAGCACCTATACTTGCTACTCGGCTGTCTGTCCGGTAGACTTTGACCATGTGGCGCTTCTCAGATGGCACAATGATCGAACTCGGTGGCAAGGTAACCGGGAGCTCCGACGTCGCTGAGAAGGTGCGCTACGGATTCGGACTGACCCAGATTGAGCCGACGAGGTTCCCTCTTGGTCCGCAGCCGGATTCGCAAGGTGTGCTTCTGTTGGACAGTGCGGCCGCCATTGATGCATGGCTCAGGTACAAGGCCCCCATCTGGGGCGTTACGGTGGTCGAGGCCCCAGAGATCGCGCATCCGTTGGTGGACCAACGGGATCTATCACGGCACGACCCCGACGCCGTGTACTGACGCGCTAGCGGCCGCCCGCGGCCGAGCACCATAAGACTCTGGGCCATTCCCTCTGCCAAGAGGGTGCGAGTCGTGGGGTGGCAGCCCACGAGATGGCCATGCATCACCAGCCCCTGATGGGTTCGGTGACCCGATGGCTGCAGAGGAACAATGGCACGAAAACCGTTCTCGCCGGAGCTGTCCGGAAAGCTGGCAAAGTTCTACGTGCTCACAGGCGCGAGCGCCGCTCCCTGGGCAGCGATCCCAAACGTTGGAGAGTCTGTGCGCGGATTCCGAGCCGAGGTCCAGGGTACCAAAGGTATCCTCTACCTCTACGGCCCAATCGATTCGTGCGACTGGTTCGATGATGTCGTGTCTTCCTCCGCGGTGAAGCGCTGGCTCGACGAAAATCAGAACGTTGCCGAGATCGAGGTGCACATCAACTCGCCTGGCGGGTCGGTGTTCGAGGGCATCGCCATATACCAGATGCTCGTCCAGCGTTCCGCCAAGAAGACATGCATCATCGATGCGGTGGCTGCCTCCGCAGCTTCGGCCGTGGCCATGGCCGGGGACGAGATCCTCATGCCGGCATCCTCGGTCATGATGGTCCACGGCGTGGCCACGATCACCCGTGGTGGCATTCGCGCGCACGAGGATGCCATCGTGGCGTTGCAGGTGGCCTCCGAAGCGCTCCGAGAGATCTACATTGCCCGGACCGGGAAGACCGCCGAGCAGGTGGACGCCATGATGAGCCGTGACACCTGGCTTACGGCGAAGCAGGCCGTGGAGCAGGGCTTTGCTGACCGGGTCATCCCAGCCAAGTCGGTCAAGCCTCCGCTTGCGCCGTCCGCCTTCGCTCTCATGTACCCGCACTCGGACGCTCGGCAGATCGCAGCCTGCTTCGCCGGAGAAACGCCGGCACCTGGCATCGCCGAGGACCCATCCACCGATGCCGCAGCCGCGGCGCAACGGCCCGCAGCGGCCAAGGAAAGTCCAATGCACATCCTATTCGCAAAACTCGGCGCCACCGATGAGGCCTCCGCCGTCACCGCGGTCGAGGCGCTCAACACCCACAGTACCATTCTCGTGCGCATCTTCGAGATCGCCGGCGCTACCCCGGCCGATATCGAGGGCAAGCTCTTGGCCTGGAAGCAGGCAGCCGAACGACTGCCCGCAGTAGAGCAGGAGCTCTCCGGGAGAGTCGCCGCTGACATCGAGCGCGAGAAGCGTGACCTGATCGCCCAGGCGAAGCGTGAACGCAAGATCACGACGGCCGCGGAAGAGACCTGGGCGGCCTCAATGAGCGTAGAGGTCTTGCGCGCATGGGTACCTGTGGCAGCGCCGAAAGTTCCGACCACGCCCATCAACCCGCCAGACTTCAACCGCGGCAAGGGTTCCGTAGCGCTGACGTGGAACGGAAAGCCATACGCCGAGCTCTCCAACATGGAGAAGGACCAGCTCTCTCGCGAGTCCCCGGACCTGTTCGAGGCGATGCGAGCAGACCACGAGAAATACACCCGGCGGTAGTTCCCGCCCAAACCCACCAAACCAGAAATACACCCGGCGGTAGTTCCCGCCCAAACCCACCAAACCACCGCAATCCAGCACATAGGTAGAGGGACACCACCATGGCAATGTCCACCAAGTCCGACATGCTCAACCCGAACATCCTCCAGGAGGCCGTCTCGGGTGCCTTCGCCGCCAAGGATGCATTCTTCGGGTCCCAACTGGCCCGGGCGGGCATCATCGTCGTCAACGATTCATTCGACATCGCGAATCCCAGGCGCATCGGGGATTACGTCGAGGTGCCGTACTTCGGGGCGGTCGGAGAATTCGAGACCAATGCCGACGGCAGCTCCTTGACCTTCAAGGCGCTCAAACAGACCAGCGAGAAGTCCCAGGTAGCTCGGGTTTCTCTGGGTGTGGAGCTGTCCCGGTGGTCCGCCGGTGGCGGCGTCGGCGACGTATACTCGGAGCGGGCGAAGCAAATGGTCGCGTCAGCCGCCCGCGCCATGGATGGTGCATGCGTGGCCGCGTCCATTGCCGACGGCATTCCCACCAAGAACGTGTACTCGGCCAACAGCCCGAAGCTGCTCGACTACCGCACCGCGGTGTCGGCGAAGCTGCTCTGGGGCGACGAGGGCGACAACGACCGAGCCTATTTGCTCTGCCACTCCTACGTGAAGGGCGACCTCGCCCAACTCGTGGACGCGACGGGGCGTCCGCTCCTCCAGGCTTCGGCAGTCGATGGCGGGCCGGACCGCATCTATGACCTGCCCATCGTGACCTCCGACAAGCCTGGGCTGCTGACCGGGTCGACCATGACCGCGGTGGTGTCTGCCGGCACTTCCCCCAACACGCTGGCCCTGAGCGGCACCCCCCTGGGTCCCTGGAACTTGGTCATCGATTGCGTAGTGGCCGGTGCCAACGGCACTGGGACCTTCAGGTTCTCGACCGATGGCGGGAACACCTGGTCGGCGACCATCACGAGCGCGGCCGGTGGTGCCAACGTCCTGACCGACACGGCAATCGACAGTCTGGTGGGCCAGAGTGGCGCCACGGGCCTGACGGCCACCATCACCACGGGCCTGAACCACGCCGACAACGTGTACACGTCCCAGGCGTTCATGAAGTGCACGAGCCTCCTGCTCAAGCCGGGCGCCTTGGCCTTCTGGTACAACCGCGCGGCCCTGGAGATCCTCCAGGACGTCGACATCGCCGCTGACGCGAGCCTGGCGGCGATGCACCTGTACCACGTGCCGCACCGTTACCGCCGCCGGTCGGGCGGGACGAAGCCGGGTATCGTCCGCATCCAGCACAATGCCTCGGCTATCAGCTAGCCATGGGCGCTACCGCACAGCGCAGGTGGGCCGATCGGGGAGTGACCAGAGCGGAAGCTCCCCGGCACGCCATGTCCGAGACGGACATCTTGCGTGCGCAACTCGAGGCAGCACGCAAGGAGGCCTCAGAGATCCGCGCCCAACTCGAGCGCGCAAGGTCAGACCTGGCAACCGCGCAGGCGCTCCTCGATGAGGAACCACGGTCTCCGGTAGCCCCGACACGGCAGGAAGCCATCGCTCCTCAGAGAGCGCAGCAGCAGCACCGCCAGAAGGCCAGGTAGATGCTCAACGCCTTCGGCGAGGTCCGCAACCCGAGGCGTTACTACCTCGGGAAGCGGCTGGCGCTCGAACGCATCGGGGACGATGACCGTTCGCTTACGTGGCGTGCGAAGCAGGCTGAAGTCGCGGGGACGCCCCTACCCGCGACATTCCCGCTGCGCACTCAATTGGTCGCCGTCGGATACTCCACGGCTCATGACTTGGACGGGGCAACCACCGACGAGCTCGTCGACACGGTCGGGCTCACTGACTCGCAGGCCCAGGCTGTCGTCAACGCAGCCGCACTGCTCTAGGAGACGCCCATGGATGGCTACACAATGAAGAACGGCCGCTACGCCAACGTGGTCGAGGTAAACCTCAATCCCGCTGCTGCGGTAACCGAGGATGGGTATTCGGCAGTAGTGGAGCTTGGGGACAAGCGGAGCGTCAGCCTCCTCCTCGATGTGACTTCCGTGAGTGCGTCCGACGCCATCGATGTGACCATCGAGACGAGCAAGGACGGCGTCACGTGGCAGACCGCACTGGTCACGTTCACACAAGCTACCGGAGCGACGTCCGAGTGGAAACACTTCGTGGCCAACCGGTTCATCCGTGCGAAGTATGACGTGACCGGCAGCTCGGTCAGCATAGGATTCACGCTCACCGGTGAAGCTGCTTAGGCTGCGGTACCATGGTGACCATCTCGGCGTCCAAAGACCAGCTCGAGTACACGAGCTTCGGCTCGGCCATCAACCTCGAGGCCCTGCATGGGAAGAAGGTGCAGGGCGTCAAGATCGTGGCCGCTACGGCCAGCGCAACGATCACGGTACGCACGGAGGGAAGCGGGGACACCGTGCGAGTCTGGAACGTCGCGCAAGGCGAGGAGATCATCTGCCAGCTGCGCTCGATTGAATCGGTATCCAACGTGACCAACGTCCGGGTATACATCGGCGACTGACGGCGTCTCATGCAGTACGCCTTCGAGCAGGACCTCTACGACATCGCACTGCCGGCGACGGCGCTGCCTGTCGAGTGGTCACCCGTGGAGCGGACCCGCCGGGTCAACGGGTCGCTGGCAGACGCCAGCGACGTCGTGGACAGCTACCTGCGTAAGCAGCTCTCAGTCCCCCTGGCCGGCGCCGTCATGGCTCCCGCTGGGGTTACGCATGCCGGGACTGGGCCTGCCGTGACGCTAAGCGGGACGCCGGACGCTGCCAGGGACTTTCTCCTGCTCATAGGTCTGGGTGGCGCCCGCGGCGTCGCGACATTCTGCTGGTCGAGAAACGGCGGGGCTTCGTGGGAGGCCACGAATGTCTTGGTTCCGGTGTCTGGGGCCTACGCGTTGGGCACGACCGGCCTCACGGCTGCCTTCCCGGAAGGCACCTATGTTCAGTGGGAAACCTACCTGTGGGCGACACTGGGTTGGCCGAGAGCGCTGAAGCGTGCCGTCTGCATCATCGCCGCCTACGACCTGCTTTCGGGCCGCGGATTCGACCCAGAGAACGGAACCGATGCCATTATCGTGGCTCGATACGAAGGCATCATCAAGTGGCTCGAGGCCGCGGCCAAGGGCCTGGTCGAGGTTTTGGACGTGACCGACACCACCGATGCCGACGGAGACGGCGTGGTGGACGAGCCCCGGGGCGGAGGGGTCGTGGCCAGCCGTCCTCGGCGCGGCTGGGGTGAGTACTGATGGCCTCCTCCCTGGCATCCATTGCCAAGCGCATCGAGGCTGCCGCTACCAAGGCGGTCAGTCTCGCCGAGAAGAATGTCGCCTTCGCGCTAGAGTCGCTGGTCCAGGAGGGGTTCGACGGCGCCGTTGATCCCTACGGGGCGGCGTGGCTGCCCAAGGCGTCCGGCACTGGTAAGCAGCTCCACGATAAGGGCAAACTCGCTGCTTCGTTCCACGTAACGAGCGGCGCTGGCAAAGTGACCGTCGCGAGCTCGGACCCAAGAGCTCTTTGGCACCAAGAGGGCACTGCGACCTACCGTGGCGGGCAGCCGTACGACATCTACCCCAAGACCAAGAAGGCTCTCGCCATCCCGATAGCCAACAGCCGCGGGTGGAGCAATCCACACAAGATCGGCAAACCGGTCAAGTCTGGCAGAACTAAGGCCACTGGAGCCGGAAGGCGCATCCACGGAGGACGGGTAACTGCATCGGTGATGCTCATGCATGTGCGCCACCCCGGCGTCCCCAGACGACGGATGCTGCCCGACCGCGGTAGCGTCCCAGAGCACTGGAGGGCGACCATCCACCGCTCGATCGAGACGGCAGTTGGCGCGGCGTTCAGGGGTATCAGTGGCTGACGCTTGGCACGAAGATGCGATCGACATCATCCACGAGAAGCTCGACGAGCTCCTCGGGACTCCGATGCCGTATGTTGGCGGCCGCAAAGAACGTGAACACCACGCCTGCTACCCGCTGGTGGTGTGGTCGCCGGCCCCGAATGGGGGCAAGACCGTTCCGACCAAGACCGCTGGCGGAAACCCCGCGCCCATCGGTCTCGACACCTGCCAGTACCTGGTCACCCTTTGGCAGAGCAACAAGGCGAACTGCCGAGCCACCCTGCATAACCTGATCGTCGCGGCAAGGGCATCGAGCGCCAAGAGTTCCGTGCGGATCGGCACCAAGTACGACTTCCCGCGTGACGCCCACGCTGACGCCGGCGTTGTGATGGTCGCCACCTGCGAGATCGACATTGTCGTTACCGACATGGTGAGCGAGCTGGTTCCGGGGGACGAGCTGGAGGTCCAGGGCGGAATCGTCGAGGAGCACTCCGACGGCAGCACCGAACTCGTGGCCACGGACATCATCGAGCCACCGGAACCCTGACAACCGCGCGCTTCGGCGCGCTCAGAGGACAATCATGGGAGACGAACAACGTCTGTTGCCCGAGGACTGCGCGCGGGCTTATGGGCAGGTGCGCTCTGCACCGCGACATGTGCTGGGGGACGAGATGTTCAGCCCCGAGCATATGGCAGCTGCAGCGCTGCACGGTTGGGGTGATGACGCCCACCACGCTCCGATCAGCCGCAATCCTGACGGGAGCATTGCTCAGGATGGTCGCCTGAGGCTCACGCGCTACGAATACGAGGCAGCGCTCAAAGCGGTTGGCGACTGCGACGAGCGCGGCATTCCGCGCCCCCACCTCCCGGCATTGAGCCCCTACACGCTCGGCTACGAGGCCCGCAAGGCCGAGGCAGCCTCCGCCAGCAAGCAACCCCAGAAGGCCGAGGCTAAGCCCGGCAAGGACGGTGACAAGTGACCCTCCCAGGCCAGACCTTCACGGTCGTTGACCCCGGGCTAGGCGGAGTTAGCCCCGCCTTCAACGTGCCGCACGTCGCTGGAATCTGCTCGGGCGGTACGGCTGCGACAACCAAGACCTACTCATCGCTCAACACTCTCCAGTCGGAAAACGGCTACGGGCCTGCTGTCGAGGACGCGGCCGCGATCCTGCAGAAGTCAGGCGGCCCAGTCCGTTTCACCAAGATCGCGCAGTCTTCCGCGGGGAGCCTGACCGCAACACTAGCCAAGAGCGGCAGCGGGCCCGACATCACGAACAACAGCTCGACCCCCTACTACTGGCACGAGCTGCGCATCGTCATCACCAAAGCTGGTGCCCTCGGGACCTCACGGTTCAAGTACTCCCTCGATGACGGGCGCACGTTCTCACCGGAGATCTTGACGCCCGCCGGTGGCAGTTACACGATTCCCAACACCGGACTCAATCTCACCTTCGCTGCTGGAGCGTACGTCGCTGCAGACGTCTATACTGGCGTGGCGACGGCTCCGGTCTACACGACGACCGAGCTCAGCGCGGCGGTGACGGGCATCAACACAAGTCCGTTCTACTGGGACTTCCTGGTGCTTTCCGGCGTCCACGCGACGGTTGCCGCGGCCGGCACCATCGCAGGTGCACTCGCTGGGCATCTCGCGGCCTGGCACAGCAAGTACAAGTTCGTCTCGGCCCTGTTCGACGTCGCCAGCGCCGATACGGCGACGAACGTTGCGTCCGGCTACACGCAAACCGACCGCTGGCTGATGCCGTGCTACGGCTACGCGGACACGGTATCGGCCGTCCCAATCGTCGGCTGCTCCACGCCGCGCCACCTCACGCTGACTCACGCGGCGGTCAGGGCGACGTCCGAGCTCATCTCGACGCACCTCGGACGGGTCGCATCGGGCACGCTGTCCGGCATCCCCGGACCCACCACGGACTTCCCGGCACCCCTCAGCCACGACGAAAACGAAGCCGACCTCCTCGACCAGCTCGGGATCACCACGATTCGGAGCTTCTACGGCTTGCAGGGATACTACCTGACTGGTGGCCGCATCAAGCCTCCGTTTGGGTCGGACTTTGGCGACTGGCACAAGGTACGGGTCTTCAACACGGCTCGGAGGGTCACGTACCAGCTTCAGGCCGGGTTCCAAAACCGGAGTTTCCGGACTACCTCGGCCGGGACTATAGACAAGCGCGACGCTGGACCCGCCCAGCAGAAGGTGCAGGACGCACTCAATGCGGTGCTGATCGACCAGTACAACGCCGAGGGAGTCAAGGGCCATGTGTCGGCGGTCCGCTACACCATCGACACCACCAACAACATCAACCTGACGAAGCAGTTGCTCACGGAGGTTGCCATCCGTCCGCTCGGCTACTCCGAGTTCATCACCACCAAGATGGGCTTCGCCCTGAACGTGTGAGGAAACCATGCCTGTTGTCAACGATCGCGAATACGATTTCGGGGACTGCGAGCTCCAGGTCGACCAGGTCTCCTACCCGTTCGAAGCAGCCAAGTACAGCTCGCCTCGGGAGGTGGGTGAGGGGCACGGAAACGCGAACATGCCCCAGTACCAGACGCGGGGGCGGTGCAAGTTCGAGGCCGAGGTAAAGGTGCGCGAGCACGTCTGGTTAGCCATCCGAGCCCAGCTCATCGCGAACCCAGAGTACGGCTCGATCTACGGAGCGCGCCCCACGCTCGTCGTCAACTACGGCAAGGGCGACGACCACCACGCCGATACCCTGACCCGGTGCTCGATTCTGGACATGCAGAAGGACCTGTCGGAAGGCGTCAACGCGCCGATGGTGGTTCTGCCGCTCAAGCCGTACCGCATCCTCTACGACGGCGAGACGCCGTTCAAGGAAGCCGGCGCGTAGCGCCGGACGGACCTAAGGGGGGTCGCAGTAGCAGCAAACGGAGGAAACAATGGATCAGGAACGAACGCAGCGCCTCACTGAGGCGTTCGGGGAGCCGGCCGTCGCGGCACACGTGGTGGCTGTCGAGGCCGCTCAGGCCAAGTATGGCAAGGTCGTCGAGGCGCTTACCGCGCAGGGCTCAATCGTCTGCCGTGCTCCCGTGGACGACCTCGAGGCTGCATACAACCGCTACATCGACGGTATGGTCGACGTTGGCCTCAAGCGGGAATCCGCCAGTGCGGTAAACCGAAAGCTCGTGGAGGCCTGCCGGCTGGTGCCGAGCGATAAGAAGGAACTCGAGGCGATTTTCCGGAAGCGCCCCGCGCTTGCTGGCGAGCTGGTTCAGCAGCTCGTCAAGCTCGCGGGCGGCGACGACTCCGCTAGCATCCAGGGAAACTGAAGCACGCGCGAGCGAACAAGCTCTACTACGCCCGCGCCCTCCTGGCCTTCCAGCGCGGCGATGAGAGCTCGCTCGCGCGACTCGGGGCTCTACTGACCGCAGAACACCAGCAAGACCTCCACGTCGTCGCCCAGGCCGTCCTCGCCATTGTCCAATCCCATGCGCCGAGAGCACGGTAACCCCAGCCCCGCTGAGCCGCGTCTTGGCGGGGCTGTGCGTATCTGAGCCATGGCCGACATTGTCAGTTTCACCGTTGCGCTCATCAACAAGGTGAGCGGCCCGGCCGCGGCTGCGACCGCGTCCATGCAGGGGCTGCAGCACGCAGCAACGGCCACCGTGGCTTCCTCGCAAGCGGTGAATGCGGCCTGGAGCAGGCAATGGGGCGTCGTGGCAGCTGAGCAAGCGGAGAGTGCGCGCCGGGAAATCGAGCGCATGAGCGCGGCGGGTCGCGCTGCACGGCAGGCCGTAGCGTTCCAGCGAGCCGGGGGGCTCGGCGACTGGATGGGCTTGGCGCGAGCGAACACCGCCCTGGGTGCACTGGGTCGGTTCCGCGCGGGCCTGTCGGGGATGGCCCAGTCAGTAAAGCTCCTGGGCTCTGCCCAGGACGACGCCACTCGCAAAGTGGCAGGGGAATCGTTCGCTGAGTCCTTCGGCGTGGTCAAGACCTCCTGGTCAGAGCTCGCGGTGCTCGGAGGGCCAGTGGTCGGGGTCGTCACGGCAGTCGGAGGCGCCCTGCTTACCGTCGCGAAGTATGCTGCCATGGCAGCGGCGGCCGTCGCCGCCGTGGGTGTCGCGGTCTCGGTGGCTTTTGCCAAGGCAGTGGGGCAGATGGCGATGGTCAAAGAGAACGCCATCGCGACCTTCAATGCCCTGGCCGGAGGGAAGGGCGTCGAGACGTTCGAGCGGATCAAAAAGAGCGCGTCGGATCTCGCCGTCCCGATAGAGGATGCGACCGAGGGTATTCGGGCTCTAACCGCCGCGGGGTTCAAAGGCGACGATGCATTCCGGTGGTTCGCGCGGATGCAGGACCTCAGTGCGATTGGGGTCACCAGCGAGACGATGAGCCGTGTGGTCCTGGCCATGAGCCAGATCAAGGGAGCTGGAAAGCTCCAGGGAGACGAGCTGCGTCAGCTCCAGGAAACCGGCCTGAACCTCGACCTCATCTGGCAGAACATCTCCAAGGAGATGGGGGTCAGTGTCCAGCAGGCTATGAAGCTCAAGGAGGAGGGGAAGGTCACGGCCGACGTGGCCCTCCGTGGAATCGAGGCGGCCATTATCGCCATGACGGGATCCGCGGAGGCTGGAGGGGCACGCATTCGCTGGCTCTCCACCACCGTTGCGGGATCTTTGGCGCAGCTGAAGTCGTCTTGGTCGCAAGCCCTGCTGAAGATCGCGGAGCTCGCAGAGCCAGCGTTCAAGCGCCTGAAGCCCGTCATGGACGGCATTTCTGCATGGCTCAACTCGGATGCTTTCACCGAATGGGCCAAGCGTGGGGCGACGTATTTCGGGTTCCTGGTCGAATCAATGCACGCGGCCTTGGGAGCAGCGCTCGCGTTCGTGGACGGGTTTACCGGCACGCTGGGAACAGAATTCGACCGGCTTGCCAAGCAGAAGAACCCGCTCGACGCTCTGAAAGACCCGGCCGTACTGAAGCAGATCAAGGACTTCGGCACGACGATCGGGAAGGCCACCATTGACCTCGGGAGGTTCGTGGCATGGGTCGGGGCGACTGCGGCAGCGGTCTCGGCTTGGGTAGCGCAGAACGAGACTCTGATGTCCGTTCTGAAGTGGGTCGGGATCGCACTCGCTGCCATCGTCGGGTGTGGTCTGATTGCCTTCATTGTTGCAGCTATAGGGTTCTTCACTCTGCTGTCTCCGTTCATCGCAGCGGTTGCCGGGGTGATCTACGTCCTGGTAGAGGCGGTCCAGTGGGCGATCGATCTGTGGGGTAGCTTCGAGAGCGCAGCCGCAAAGGCGTGGGCCACGCTCAAAGCAGTGGCGATTGACGCGATCGCGACCGTCATCACCGAGCTCAACCGAATCCCATTCGTCAATATACCGGTGCCGAAGGTAAGCGGGACCCCAGTGGCCGCCGGAGGAGCGGCCGCTGCCTCCACTGGCGCCGGTGTTTCCGAGTCGGTGCGCACAACCGGTGGCGTCGATGTGGAGTACATGAAGCTTGCCGAGACCCATGCGGCAGGGGGACCTGTGGGCCCCGGGGGAGGCGTAGTCGGAGAGGGCGAATGGGTGGTACCCAAGGGCGGAGCGCTGGTCTTGCGCGGTGGCGCTGAAGGCGGGGGCGCAGGCAAGACATTCCAGGCCAACTTCAACATCATCCAGCAGTCCGGTGAGGATGGCGACGCGTTTGCCCGTCGCGTCCTCGGCCTGGTGCAGTCGTGGTGGGAGGGCCAAGCCCTCGCTGAGGGGACCTGATGGCCAATACCCTTGACCAGCCAGACTGGGGCAAGGCTGCCTCCTACCAGCCACACTGGGAAGATGACAGAAACCTTGGCCCGGACTTCTGGGACACGGTCTTCCTCGGTGACCTGCAGCTCCCTGGTCGAGCCAAGGTCAGCTGTCCGCTCAAGCGCGCTGTCGAGGAAAAGAAGGCCAAGGGGAAGTGTGGCGGGACCATCACAGACAACGGCGAGGAGATCACTCCGGTCACCATCGTCCTCGAGTTGGCGACGCCCGTTGAGTGGCAGTTCTTTCAGGACGTCCTTCCAAAGCTCTGGGCCCGCAAAAGGGGCGGCAAGCGCTCCCCCGTGAAGATCGACCACCCCAAGACGGCCGTTTGCGGGATCACCGAAGTGTACCTCAAGGGCATTGACGTTGGGGACCCGGAGAACGGGGTGGTGAAAGTCACCATCTCATGCGCCGAGTGGCTCATCGCCCCACCGGATGCTCCGAAACCGAAGCCGAGCACCGGTCCGACGTACCCGCCCGGCCAGGTGCGCGAGTACTCGATCTTCGATAATCCAAGCGGCAACCAGCCCAAGAACGTGGATGACATCATTGCTGGGACTGCGCCGCCGGGGAGCGCTGCACCATGGTGACTCCCACGCTCAACGGAGTCCCGATCCTCGAGGCCACCATCACCGAGCAGTACGCCGGCGTGTGGCATGCCGATGTGGCGCTGGACGCCGAGGAAGCCCCGACCGGGTCTGTCACGCTGGCCATCGACGAGGTAGAGTGGATCGGTACCGTGCTCCGAGCTCGCGAGGAACACGGGCAGGTGCGCGTCAAGGTCGTCGGCGCCAAGGGAGGCATGAGCACGGAGCTTCCGGCGCGGAACTACGTAAGAACCAGCGCCGGGGCCGTGCTGGCTGACATTCTGCGCGAGGCCGGCGAAACGCTGGCCGTTACCTCAGCGTCAGGGCTCGAATCCTACACGCTGGCCAACTGGCACCGGGAGCGCGCTACTGCGAGCGTTGCCGTGTCGGCGCTGGCGGCCGAACTCGGGTATTCTTGGCGGGTCCTGCGGAACGGTACGGTATGGGTTGGGCAGCTTCAATGGACCGAAACCACGGCGACCGCGACCGAGCTCGACTCCGACTGGGCCACGGGCACTTTCGAGCTGGTCGACGCGTTGGCGCTTCAGCCCGGGACTACCTACCAGGGCCACCAGATCCATCAGGTGACGCACTTCATCGCGCCCAAGGCCATCAGGACCGAGGCGCGCCTGCAGAGCCAGAACGGCGTGCTCGAGCGGATGCTGGCGCCGGTACGGCGAGAGCTCGACCGCTCCAAGATCTGGCCCGGTACCGTGGCCCGGCAACATGTCGACCCGGTCAATCCGCGCAACAACCCCGTCGATATCGTACCCGACGGGAAGGACACCCGTGTGCGGGCCTCAGGTTTGGGCGCCGTCCGGATGCTGGTTGGGCTTCCGGGGTTCACGGTCAAGGTCGCGGTAGGTGTCCGTGGAGCCTGGACTCTGCTCGGTGGGGACCCCGCGCGACCGCGGTGGATCGGGTGGGAACAGGGGAACGGTGACGCGGTAACCGAGCTCTGCTTCGCTGGAGGGACGAAGGCGGTGGCCCGGGTCGACGATACGACTGACGAGGGAGAAATCATCGCCTGTTCGGTCACGGCGTACCCGGTAGCCGGGGCGTCTCCGGGGACCGTGACGGGTCCGGTCATCACATCGATCTGGTACCGGGAAGGCCACTCAGGTGACTGGACCAAGATCGCAGAGGCCCCAGGGGTTGGGGCGGAAATCCCGCCACTGCCAGCCCAGGCCGGAACCACGATCCTGGGGAAGATCACGAGCGGGCAGACGAAGTTGCTGGCCTAGCGCCAGACTCGCGTCAGCTCGTTCCGGTCATCTTCGGTGAAGCCACTACCGTCCCACATGGCCTGCATCACCCCATGCTGGACGTGGTCAAGCCACAGGAAGTGCCCGAGCTCATGCATGACGGCGCGGGAATCTGAATAGGTTACGGTGCCACCGAGACCATCGGAGCAGCCAGCCTTCAGACCGAGGTCGGTCGTGCCGCAGATGCGGTCTACCTCGGCTTGGGGCACCCGCCGCACCGTGGGGTCAACAGCCGTCCCATCCCATCGCAGGAGCTCGTGCCCGACAACTTTGACCGCCAGCGCGTTCCAGGCCGCTACGTCCGCCGCGACGTCACCACGGTCCGCGTCGGGCATGTCCTGGGGAACGGTCACCTGGAGCAGACCATCCCCCGTCTCGGACCCGAGCTCCGCCGTCCCATGGCTCTCGTACATGGCCCAGTCAACCTGTTCGCACCCCAGCATAGCGAGCGCCAGCACCATCCGTCGCATACACCAGTATACGGCAGAACTAGGCAGTAGCGTAGCGCAGCGCGTAGGTAAGCGCCTCCACCATGCGGTAGACAGATGTGGTATTGTCGCCACTTTCATGCTCCATCGGGTGCTGCAGGTCGTTCACGGGAGGCGAAGCGCGCCTCTCTTCCAGAACTGGTTGCCAACTTTACCGCGTACTTGATGTCGGCGTCGCGGACGTACCGCAGAATGGCGCGCACGACACCGAGATCGATGACCGGGGCCGAAGGCCGTGGAGCGAGCGACGTTTTCACGCTGGCCTCCCGGGCCGCACTGTGATGGTGCATTCTCGCGGCGCTCTTGGAGCGCTCATCCGTGGTAGCTCAGGAGGCATGGTAGGTCGTGGTGGAGGAGCGGCGTGGCGAGCCGGAGATTCCGTAGAGAGTCTGGTGTCTTGCATTAGTAACACAGGATGCAAACGGTGCGCCATTCATAAACCGTCGGATTACGGTTGTCGCGAACCTGTAACATCCGTGGTTACCGTAACGTGTAACGTGCGACCTAACGGTCGGTAGTACTCATGGCAGAATCTGACTTCGGCGCAGACCTATCTGGGGTCACCGACCTGACACCAACCTTGGAGGAGGTTTCAGGCGCGCTATGCGTCGCCCAGCGCATCGCCCGGAGCTGGCTCACTCCGAGCGGTGGCATCTGGCACGACCCCGGACACGGAGAGGACATCCGGCAGTCAATCAACGCCGTGGTCTACCCATCCAGGCTAGCCCCGCGGCTACAGCGGCAGGCGCTGCGCGACGAGTGCGTGGAAGACGCGCAGGTCGAGGTTTCGTTCATAGAGCAGACCAATACGCTCGAGATACTTGCCACGATCACCCTGACCGACGGCACGGATCTCCAGTTCTCGCTGACCCATGACGGCGTGACGTCCAAACTCTTGTTGGGGACATGATGCTGACATTAGAGCAGATACGTGCTGCGTACACCGAGGAGGAGGCGCTCACCGACATCCTCGAGGTATTGGAGTCCGCCGGGTTCGAGCTGGGTGCATGGCAGACCGGAGTCATCCGCGCAACCGTACTGAGGGCATTGGCCAAGTTCGTCACCATCATCCAGCCGTTCGCGGATGCTCTCTCGCGCATCCACTTCAACGCTGACGCGACGGACACTGGGCTAACACACTACTCGCGCGAGAACTGGGGGAACGAGCGCATCGAGGCGAAATCGACCATTGGGGTCGAGCGCTTCACGGGCGGGGCCGTTGGGCCGCCGTACACCATCAACGCAGGCGATATCGTCGTCTCCGACGGGACGCGCACGTTTAGGACTACTGGGTACTACTACCTAGCAGGTGTACGCACTGTAGGCCCGTTCGTCATCCCGCAAGGCGGATACATCGACGCTGAGATCGCCGCCGAAGTCCCTGGGGAAGACAGCAACGACGTTGCCAACGACACCATCAAGACGATGGTGACCACGTATGCCGGCGTCACGTGCTCCAATCCAGCCTTCGGCGCCACCAGCACCTGGATCACCACCAACGGCTCCAACGATGAGAGCGACGCGGCTCTGCGGGAGCGGAACTCCGCCAGCGTCGGGACGATGTCCGTGCTGGAGACCATCGACGACCGGTACGAGTGGATCGCTCGGACAGCGCTCGCGAATGCGCGCGTGAGGGTGGATTCCAGCAACCCGCGAGGTCCGTTTACGGTCGACGTGTGGGTTGCGGCGGCGAGTGAGCAAGCTACGTCCGACGAGCGGCAGGACGTGCAGGATGCAGTTGATGCCAGCGCGTTCGGAGCCGGCAGAGTGCTGGTTGCGGCCGCACTCACGCATCAGGTAGCCCCGACTGGCACGGTGTACTACACGGGGGATCTGAGCGCGGTACAGACGGCCGTACTGAACGCACTTCGCGATTACGTCAATACAGCCCCGATCGGCGGGTTCAACCTCAGTCCCGGCCCGTCCAACATCATCCCAGAGGACGGTCTCACGGCCGCTATCAGGTCAGCCACCGGCGTGGTGGGCGTCGCGTTGACCGGTGGTGAGACGACCCTGGGGACATTCGAGGTAGCGTTGCTCGGCGAACCGCTCGTCCTCACGTGGACGCAGGTCACGGGATGATCTCGTTCCGCGATGTCGCCCGGTTCATATTCGGCCGGTTGCCGTGGGCCGGCGGCGACTATGGGCGTCGCTTTGTCGAGTGCTTTGGGCTCATCGGCGACGCGATGGGGGAGGCGTGTTTGCTCGGGGCGATGGCGGTCTGGACCCATAACCCGGAGCAGCCGCAGGACGCGCGGGGGCGCCTGGCCACTGAACGCAGGATGCCACGCTACCCCGGTGAATCCGACGGCCAACACCGTGCCCGGCTGTCGATCTGGCGAGCCATCTACCGGAACGCTGGGTCCGAGGCAGTGCTCACGGCTGAGCTTGAGGCCTTCGGTTTCACTGGGGTGGTCATCTACACGCCCTTCAGCGGAGCCCCGTGGAGCACGATGGAGCCATACCCGTGGGAGTCGCAGTTCTGGCTTGTGGTGCCGGATGGTAGCCATGAGTATGGTCCGCCTACCACGATCGGGTCATCCGGAGCCGTGTGCGGAGTCATGCGATGCGGAATCTCGAACATCACGGCGGAAGAGGTAACGGGAGTGAAAGCCCTAATATTGCGCCGGAAACCGTCGGACTGGGTGTGTCGGTGGATCCGGTTTGGCGCTTCAGCGTACATCGACATCTAACCATAGGCCCTCCATGACGCTCACCGGAAAAGTAATCCCGACTCTAACCTGGCCGTCGTCGTTCCCGCGCTTCGTGAATGGCGACCCCTGGAATTCCACGACAGAGCTTGAGGCTAGACAGCCAGTCGTGGATGCGCTTGCTGCCCTGCAGCTGAGTGCACTAGGAGGTTGCGACGTCGTCACCGCGCACGGGTCGGAAACGAAAGGCGCGCTCCTTCCGGTCAATGGTTACCTCCAGCTCCTCGAAGGAGCTGGAGGCGTCAGCTCAGATCCGCAGCGCCCAGAGATAGGTGGTACGTGGACAGTGGGGACCGGTACGGCATCGACCGGACCCATGGTGACAGCCGTCGGGCATCCGACGGCTGTGCTCAAGGCGCACGACGCCACATCGGACATGATCTACCTGGGGAACTTCGACACCTATGCGTTCAACGAGATCACAACCGTGCATGGTGCGCTCTGGAGTCCCTACAGCAGTCTCTACGTGGCTGTCGGACTCGACTCTGGCGCGAGCAACCGTGAGCGCATCGAAACTTCACCAGGCAGCTCAGGGTGGACGCTGCGTACGACGGTTGCGAACAACTCCAGGACCAAGCTGTGCATCGCCCAGGATCCGACTGGACGCTACATCCTCGTCGGGTCGCAGGGGACCGGCAACGATATCGTCTACGTGAGCACGGACGGCGGACTAACGTTCTCGGTAGCGTCCTATGTGAACTATCGGTCGATGGCCCATTTATGCTACGCACCCAATCAGGACCTATGGTTGGCTGCCGACGGGGCCGTGCTGCGCTCGAACACGTTGACGGGGCCTTGGAGCGGGTCCGCATGGGCGATCCGGTACACGTTTCCCGCGGACAGGGTGACGACAATCTCCGGCCTGGTTGCGCTCCCCGGAGGACTACTGGTAGCTACGACTGACCACTCGAGCTACCACATTCAATGGGTATCTGGCGACGGAGGACTGACTTGGGTCCCAATCGGTCAGCTGCCGCATTCAGTACTCCTCCAGTACGTTGGCGGGTATGTACTGTTCAGTGGGACCAACAGCTACGTGAGCAGACGACTGGGCTGAGCCAGGAGATGAAGCATGGGACTTGTTGGCGATTTACTCGTCCGCCGCTGGCGGAGGTACGGAGAACAGACGGATCTCCCTGACCGCAAGGTGACTGAGGTGCGGGAACTCACCATCGAGGATACGGGAGCCGCGTCCCGCTTGACGGGACTCAAGCGCCCCACGGCATCGCAGACGGTGGGGGCGCTAGCGGTTGCGGCGGATACGAATGCTGACGACGACGCTGACGACCTAGGATACTCGTCAGTCCTGACGGCGCATACTGGGATTGGGCTGGAGTTTAGTGCAGTTGCGGACCCGGCTGCACTGACTGGTACTGGAGTCCGAGTTCGTTCGAAGACGACGACGATAGACGGCTCGGTGCTCATGGCCGATACTGCCGACGGCGACGCGCGCGTGTTGACCTCTCCGCGCCTAGTCGGAGGCGTGAAGCTCACCGAGGTTGGCGGATCGTGCAGCACGACCGACGATACCAGCTGGGTGACGCTGGTGTCGATCCCCGTCCGAGGAGTCGTTACATCTACGATGTTTGAGGTATCGATCATAGTAACGAGCGGTGTTGCCAACAGCTCGATCAAGCTGTGGGGAACGCGAGACAGCGACGGTTCCATTTCGACGACTTATCTACTATTGGGAGCTACCACGCTGTCCGCAACAAATGCCAACGTGCAGGTAGTAGACCCGGGCAGTGGATCCGCGCTGAACGTCCAGGTCAAGGGAATCGCGGTCGCGAATCACACGTGGATCGGGTATGCGACGATTGTAGGGGACACGGTCTAATGCCTGCACTAGGCCACGCGATAGCGATCGGACGTATCCGCAGTGGCGGTGCTGCCTACCCACCCACCGTCATTACCTTCACCGTCCCCGCAATCTCCGACGAGACGGTGGACTGCACTGCGACGCTCTCGGCGGATGCGGAGGAGTGGACTATCACCGAG